GACAACCCACGCAGTCACCCTCCAAGACGCCCTTGACTCTATTCTTCCTGCCGTCACTTCTTCCGACAACGACAAGATATTGAAGGTTGTGAACGGTGCTTGGGCTGCGGCAACGGGTGGTGGCGGCAGCACGGCTGACTGCGTACACATCACGGGTGATGAGTCTATTGCTGGCGACAAGACCTTTACCGATGACATCATCGTCGGGGATGCCTCCAACATCAAGTACGGGGCGAGTTCGGGAAGCGGGTTTACGAGGGACATTGTAAGCACTGTTAGTTTAGATTATAGTTACATAACTTTCAGCGTGGAAGACGAGCCGAAAGCATTTATTATGACCTTTGGCGATGTTCAGGCGGCAACTGCAAGTACAGGATATGTTATTGCCGTTGTTGGGGATTCTACTGGCACACACGCGGTCTATACTACTGGAACGCAGAATAATTATTCCTCTGGCTTTACAGCTTCGTACAGCAACGGTAATTTTACCATTACTGCCCCCACGGGTGTCAGTTTCGCTGGTGGTGGTATGACTTATCATTTGGTATATTACTATGGAAGTGGAAATTTAACTTTCCGTACCGCGCAGGTCTCACCCGGTTCCGGTGCAACATCTGTTACATTTACAGGTACTGGACTTACGGCTGTGCCAGAAATGTATGCCACGATACTTGAAAGTCAAGTAAATAATGAGTCGTATAGACGAGTTTCGCTTTATACGAATTCTTCCGCATCCATTGGAAGCATAACCGCGTTAGGCGTGTCGTTCTATTCTTCCAATATCTATAATACTACAAGCAATTTTACTGTATCTTACAACAACGGCCTCGTCATCAACTCTGGCGGCACCAATGCTGGCGGTTATTTCCACAACCCCGGTACATACACCTTGTACTACTTAATGTCCTCCGACGTCGGTGGCGGTGGCGGTAGTTATTCCGACCTCGCGGACGAACTCTCGGACATCAAGTCGGACATCTCTGCATTGGAAACTGGCAAGCAGGATACCCTTGTATCAGGTACGAGCATCAAGACTATCAATAGCACATCGTTGCTTGGTAGTGGGAACATAGCAATATCCTCCTTACCTACGGTCACTACGACCAACAACGGGCAACTCCTTGAAGTGTCGAATGGTGCTTGGGCGACAGGAAGGAAGATAACGATTTCTTCCTCCGAGCCGACATCCGCGACGGGAAACAACGGCGACATCTGGATAGTGATATAGTATGGCAGCGACAACTGTAATCCCCAACAACTACACGACGAATGTTGGAAGTTATAACTTCACGATAGATACTACCAACACAAGCCGTAGGATTTCCAATGCCTACAATAATGCGGATAATACCTCTTCATCTGCCCGCCTGACGCTTGCATCGAGTAGGAACTCTGCAAGAACGAGTACGATGTACTTGGAGTTCGACAAGACCTCTATCAATAGTATCCCGTCTGACGCGACTATAAATTCCGTTACCGCGAATGTTAGGTACTATGTGAATAACACTACCTATGTATCAGCGGTGTCTATACAGCTTTACGCGGACACCTCTGCAAAAGGTTCTGCCGTCACGAATAGACCGACAACATCAACGAAGTATTCGATAACTCCGGGCAGTTGGACACTGAACGAGTTGAAGAATGTCCGGCTCTACATCTCCGCGACGCACAACACCAGCACATCAAGCGGATACCTGTACTTGTATGGCGCGGATGTGACCGTCAATTACACTTCCTCGTCCCCGTCCGGGCCGACGAATATCCGAGTAAAGAGCAACGGCTCGTGGGTGACTCCGTCGAAGGTGCTTGTCAAGCAGAACGGGTCGTGGTCGGAAGCATCGGCAATCAAGGTGAAAGATGGAGGAACTTGGAAATAGAGAGCATAGGCACGGCATCCCGCATCCGCCGCACCACGAGCCTCCGCATCACTCTTTCGATACGGACATCATCGGGAAGATTTTCCCGTGCGGGTACAGCATAGAGATAGAACACACCTCTCGTTCCCTTGCCACACGCATCGGCTACGGGACTCTGTGCAATCTCGATGTAGGTTCGGTTGAAGAAGTGCCGATTGACAATATCTATCCTTGCCAACGGATTCTCAACAAGACCAAGGTGATTGAGATGATTCTGTACTTGCAGGAGAACGAAGTCCCCGGCTATCCTATGGGGTTCCGAAAGGAAGGAAAGGTGTTCCTCCTTGACGGGCATCACCGCACGGCGGCGCAGATCTTGGCGGGAAAGAAAAAGATAATGATGCACATCACCGATGTTGATGACGAAGGACATGTTGTAGACAGGTAATCATTCATAAATTCATTTTATAAAAGTAACCGAATCACTTTAATAGGTCGATTCGGTTTTTTAAATAGATATTTTTACGTGGAGAGTTAAACGTTGGGAGTAAAATGTTAAATAAAGATTTACAAATCACAAAGGATATGGCAGAAGAATCTGCGTTTATCATACAAGGCAGCGTGTCCGGCGTTGCCATTGCATTTTTACAGACGGCGGTACTCAGGATGATTCCGTATTCGATACCCGGACTGATGCTTATAGCGCTGGATCTGATCTTTGGCATCCGGGCCGCTATGGCAAGGGGCGAACGTGTCCGTTTCTCGACGGCGATCCGACGAACGATGACCAAGACATTTTCGTATCTGTGCTTCATCATCCTCGCCTCAACGCTTGCTCTCGCGTTTAGCCAGAACTGGCTTGAATGGCTGGTGCTTGGACTGGTCTATGCAAACGAGTTTTTCTCTATCATCGGAAACTATCTGGAGACCAAGGGTCTTTCCATCTCCTTCGAAGCGCTGTACAAATGGATGTTCAAGAAAGCCGGACAGCACGTCGGCGTTGAGATAACGGACGAAGATGCTGACGAGATCATCAAGCCCGCAAGGGACAGTAAGGGACGATTCGTTAAAAAACAGAAATAATGGGATTCCTCAGCCGTTTGTTCACCAAGCCTCCCTTGGAGCTGACGCTTGTCCGCAATGAATACGGAACGGATTTCTGCGGCGGAAGACTCCTTGTTGCCGGTATGGATTTCTCCGACACGATGGAGCCGCCGAGCAGGCATCTGACCAGCGACATGCCCCTGTCGGAAATCAAGAAGAAGAAAGTCGCAGGCAAGACCGCCATTCCTACGGGCAGATACAAGATTACCTGGGAATGGTCGCAGCGTCTCCACGGAAGGACATACGGCAAGAAATACAACGGTAAGTTCCCGTGCCTGAATGATGTTCCTGGTTTCTCCGGAATTCTCTTCCATCCGTTGAACAAGGGGCCGGAGTCACAGGGTTGTATAGGAACGGGAGAGAGGTGGAAAGCCGGCACGATCCTCAACGCCACGCAGGCATATTATGACCTGATGGACTTCTACCTCGTTCCTGCGTTCAAGCGCAATCAGGATGTCTATATAACGATTGTTGAGCAATGAAAGACGGATATAAAATCCTTGCGGTATTCCTGGTGGTAGCCCTGCTTGTCGCCGGGAATATTTTTCAGTTCAAGCGGATAGAGAAACTGTCTGCAGAGCGGGACAAATATGCACGGAACACAGACGCGCTCCTGACAGACATAGAGACCTATAAGGTAAACGATTCCCTCAATGCCGCCAAGACGCAAGCGCTGGAGCTGACGGTCAAGGAATTTGAGAAATACCGCGCGGAAGATGCGGCGCTTATCAAACAGTTGAGGACGAAGAACCGTGACCTGCAGTCCGTCGTTACTAACCAGAGCGAGATGATCGTAGAGATGCAATCCATTCCGAAAGATACGGTAATCATCCGCGACTCGATTAAGATAGGCGCGAAGGTCGTGCATTGCGGAGACGAATGGTATGACTTTGACGGGCTGTTGACAGACAAAGAATTTACGGGCAACATGGTTTCCCGTGATTCCCTGCTTATCGCGGAGACTGTCAAGTACAAGAGATTTTTAGGATTTTTATGGAAGACCAAGCAAATCAAGAACAGGGAGATAGACGTCGTTTCCAAAAATCCGCATAATAAGATCCAGAATTGTGAAATTATAACGATAGAATAAATATGAGCAAATTACTTCCGAACCCTTCTGCGGGTTATACCAAGCCCCTGGACGAATCAACGCCGGGCTTGTATCCGAATACGATTGTAGAAGCCGTCTATTGGGACGAGAAAGACAAGCCGCTTTCCGATGCGTTGAAAGAACTCGAAGCTGGCAGCTCCAGCGTGGAGAAGGTGTCGAACAAAGTCACCACGATCTCAGAATCTTCCACCGACACCCAGTACCCTTCCGCGAAGGCGGTATATACCGCAATCAGCACTATCCCAACCCCCAGGGTTGGTATCCCTGTCGAAACGACCATACCCGAAACCGGTATGCTGCCGAACGTCATGTATGAGCTTGGCGTGTTGTCCGGGCAAGTTGTTTTTGCGCTTGATCACGATGCGGAGGAGCAAGGTTATGTCAATCATTATTATTGGACGTTTGAGACTGGCGGAACTCTTCCTTCGGAAGTGTCTTATCCTCCACGTCTTGCATGGGCATGGGGTTCCCAGCCCGAACTTTCGGCGAACAAACATTATGAGATTTCGGTGATTGACGGATACGCATTCTTCGTCGAGACCCCTATCTATAATCCGATTACTCCCATAGTATAGTTATGAGCGAGCTTCTTATGCGGCGGCGAGGAATGATTGCAGCCATAACGAATACGGGTATAATTCGCTATACCACAACGGAGGATTTCCCTTCCGGCGAACAGTTCTTCTTCAGGAACGTATGGGACACGCTGAATATCAAGGTAAAGCTGGACGGCGTTATTCTTCCGTCTCCATATAAGGCGACGACAGGTGGCGGAGTTCATACCGTAGAAGTCCATTTCCCTATGAATCACGTTCCGCACGATGTCTTTTCGGCAAACGGAACAACGATGGAAGGATGTATGGACACTATCGAACTTATCGGCCCGTGGGCGAAGTTCGATTATCGTGCATTCATCAACAACAGTATGCGATCCTTTATTTTCCCGGATAGCGTTAAGGAGATTGAACACGATTGCGTTTGCCAGAACAATAATCTTACATCAATTAATGGCGTAACAAATGGCGGAACGCTCACACTGCAAAATCTTAAAGTATGGGCGAACGACAACTTTACCGCGCATGCCGCTATTGTTGCAGGTAATGTTGGAAAACTGAATTTCCCTTCTCTGGAAGTTTGGGGCGGTGAAAATGGAATTTACAGCTCGCCGATGCACCAGACGAAGCCGGATGGAGGATTCGATATTGAATTGGGTGCAAGCTTAAAGACTGTCTATGGTGGAGTTAATGACCGCTGCTATATCAAGGATTTGATCATCAATGCCGTTACTCCTCCGACCTTTGTTATTACCGAGGCTCAGGGTGGCGATGAATTATTCTTTCAGGGGCATCTCTATGGCAGCATAAAGGTTCCCGCCGCATCCGTAGATGCATACAAGGCTGCTACCGGCTGGAGTACATACGCTGAATATATTACGGCAATTGTTTGACGTCAGGCTTGACATAAAACCGCTTTCGGTAAACAGGGCGTGGCAGGGTAAGCGATTCAAGTCGAAAGACTACGACGCTTACGAGACGATGATGCTTGCCCTGTTGCCGAAGCTGGATATGCCGGAACCGCCGTACAGGATATTCTACGAATTCGGATTCAGCAATTCGCAGAGCGACTATGACAATCCGTGCAAGCCTCTTGGCGATATCCTTCAAAAGAAATACGGATTCAACGATAAGGAGATCTACGAGGCGTGTATCAGAAAACGGATAGTCAAGAAGGGGCAGGAATATGTCAGGATCAGATTTGAACACATAGAAGTAGAAGGTTATGGCAACAAAAAACAGAGCAGAAAGACTGGTCGCAAGGCTAAAGGGAAGACCGAAGCCGCAGGCTCCAACAGCGGGCTATCTGGCAAGCGGCAGACGGTATGACAACGGAGGAAAGAAGCGTAAGTAAGCGTGAATACAAGGCAATGCTTTGTGCGCTGAAAATCATCCCGATGCTTCTTGCCCTGTGTTCGATGCTCAATATGCTTTTTGATTTCTTCGGCATCGACAGCCGGTTCTTCTCGTTTGTTAGCGGAATGTCCTTACTGCCTTTGGTGTTCCTGTATATCGCGTCGTATGTGTTCCAGTTTTGCGCCTATCATAGGATGTTCCTGCATTATATCGTTGCGAACAACGCGCTGATGGCCGTTGACTATTATATAGGAATTCCAGTGAGTAATGCCGTTCTGTTTATGCTTTACCTCTTGCTGATTGGGATGTTCCTGTTTTTGGTCCTTTATTATCACCAGAAAGAGAAATGTTGCAGACGATAAAGAAACACCTGTTGGACATTGTTGATGACATAGACGCAGGGAATTCCAACATCGACGAAGAGGAGGCGATCAAGATTGCGAAAGCCGTCAGGACTTATTCCCGCAAGGATTATCCGATGAGCAAGGTTCAGGCTTATGAATACCTGAATGTCAGCCGTGCAACCTTCGACAATATGGTCCGCGAAGGTAAATTGCCGAGAGGAAAGAAGATTCAGGGTTTCAAGGAATTAGTTTGGTTTAAGAAGGATTTGGTTAAAGTCAGAAAGAAACGATAAATTGTTGTTCCTATGTTTGCATTCCTGCGGGCAGACGCTGTGAAGTCTCTGCCCGTTTTTCTTTGTAATGGATTAGTTATCAACATATGAAACAAAAATGTTTCATTTCTCAAAAGTATTCCATATATTTGTTCCAACAAGAAAATTTATGTTAAGTAAGTCTGGCTATGAAACTGTTTTCTAAGGGTGGTAATTCGTTGCGGGAACTGGTCGATTTCGTCAACGAGCACAAGATTGAGAAGGAGAATATCGTCTCCCTCGGTGAGACCAAGGACGGCCTGTTTATGCTGGTATATTTTGCTGAAGAGTAATGAACAACACTGTCCCAAAGAAATCTGAATATGATGAGGAGCCCGTCTATTACTGCAAGAACTGTCATTCGCTGAACATCAAGGTCAACGAATTTCTTGCCGATGACGAGTGGGACGGGGCATACTGCGCCAATTGCAACTCCTGCAACATAGGAGAATGCAGCATAGATGAATGGGTCGCGGAGGAGGAAAGGCGCAAGAAAAAGAGGATGGAGATTGAATGGAACAAATAACGAAGAGAGACAATGACCTTTATTACGGAGGAAGACCTTGCAAAGATGCAGATGAAGCATATGGACGATTGCGTGACGACTACCACGAGTGGCTCGGGAAACGTGTATATCGACGCCTCAACCGCGTCGGTCAGCGACAGGAGCGAGTTCACGAGTACGGCTTCTGTTTTGCCGGAGGAATATGTAGGCCATCCTTTTATAATGACGTTCACGGAAGGATTGATACGCGATTGCTCGGTCTCGTATGTGGCTCATATTGTAGAATGCTTGGAGGATGGGACGTACCGGATTGCGTTGGAGAACCTGAATACGAGGTATTCCTCGATTGGGCGTTGTCAAAAGGAAGCGGAGCAATCCGTCTCGTCGGAAGAAGTGCCAAGGTCGGACGAACCAGCAAGATGATAAACAAGAGATTTGTATAACTTTTTATAACATTCATTATGGAAGAGAAAAAACAGAAACAGGAGAACGCTCCGCTGACCTTCGAGAAACTAAAGGAGTATTATGCCGAACTGTCCCAGCGTTACCAGCAGCTCGCCAATCAGAACGAGCAGATGGCGCAGGCGTTGCAGAGCCGCGAGTTTGACTATATGTCTTTCTTCGTGAGCATGCTCTTCAAGGTGATGGAACATCCCGAGATGTATTCCAGCGATTTCACTGATTGGGCGTCGAAGGAGATTGAAGACGCGCTTCGTTCCTTCAAGGCTGCTTCGCAACCCGCAGAACCGGAAGTAGAGAAGAAGTAATGAAGCCTAACAACGTCATATCGCTGAAGTGTACGGAGGAGTCTTTCTATCGTTTGTGGATGGAGTTCCTGACGCCGTTCCACAAGCTTACTTCGCGTGAAAAGGATGTTGCGGCGAGGATCATCGCGCAGTATTTCTATTTGAAAGACAGAATTCCAGATCCGGAAGTGCTGCGCGAGGTCCTGTGGTCTCACAGTTCGAGAAAGGATATGCGGGAATCTCTGAAGATGTCTCCTGCGCATTTCCAGATGGTGCTGGCGAAACTCAAGGAGAACCAGGTCATCATCAACGAAGATTTAAACCCCGCGTATATCCCTCACAAGGGTGACGATCCGAGGTTCCTATTGGGAATCTATTACGATTGGTCTTCGCCTGAACATCCCATCAGGAATGAAAAACAGTAAGATTGAGGACAAGGATTTCGATGCCGTGGCGAATGAACTTGGTGTCTCCCCCGCCGATGTCAAGAACGTGGTCAATTCTTTCTTTGATTCTATTGTCTATGAGGCGAGGAAACTCCCTTTTGACAATCACAGAAAGATTTATTCCAAATCTGCGTTTGAAAAGCATGCCGTAGTCAGGAGTATCCCGTTCATAGGAAGGATAGGCCCGACCTATACGAGATATTTGAAATGGCGCGCGAACGAGTCGAAGGACATCAATATGGTTCCGCGCCCGAAGTCCAAGACCAAATTGTTTCCGGAAGAGATAGAGGCGATCGCGCAATCAGTTCTTGCCGGGAACGTTTATGAATCACAAAAAACAAGAAAGAAGAATTATAAAAGAGTCTGGCTCGTTTTCGATTCATATAAGAAGCAGGCGGGTCAGGTAATACCAAAAGAAGAAGATGTTTACTATCAAGAAGGTTAGACCCCTGTTTACGGGCGTCATTACTACGTCGCATACCTATTCGGAAGATGTGAGAACTGATTCCGGTCTGTATGTCGGCAACAAGCTTGCCGGTACGATGAATCCTTACCAGACTGTCGTTGCCGTTGGTCCGATGGTTAAGGACGTCAAGGAGGGCGATATCGTATGTATCAATTTCGATAGGTACGCCAAAGTCAAGCACGTTCCCGGGAAGATCGAGGACAATATCCAGAAGGACAATATGTCGTGGACCTATGAGATCCCGATGATCGAAATTGACGGGCATAAGTATCTCTCGCTCCAGAACAATGACCTGGTCTATGTCGTTGAGGAGTATGAACTGGACAACGACGGCGGTTTGCTTGAATAGCTATGAAACTGATTGAGTTCGACGGGATGGAGTTCAAGATAGCGGACGAGGCGCTTCTCGTTCGTCCTATCCGCGAGCTCTTCGAAAAGGACAAGACCAAGAAGAAGGAAGAATTCTGGAAACAGATTTCCTATCTCTGGTTCATGTGCGATCCGAGGAGCAGTTATATGTATCTCGTCAATGAACAGGAACGTGCGAAGGAAGTCAAGAAACAGGAAGGGCTTGGAGATGATTGGGAGCCGTCGGAGCTACTTAAAGACGCGATGAACATCTATCGTTCGCAGACTATCACAACATCCGCCATTCTCCTTGAGGGTATGCGCAAGGGTATCGACAAACTATCGGCATTCTTGGGCGAAACATCGTTCTCCGAGAAGACCGTCGCTTCTATGACCAGTGCGCTTAAACAAATACCGGAACTCGCCAAGGCGCTCTCTGATGCGGAGCACGCCCTGGCTAAAGATTTTGCGACAGATGACAAAGCAAGAGGAACAGCAACAAAAGCAATCGGAGAAGATCTTTGATGAATTTAATAAGGGGTTTCTTGATGCTGTATTCTACGGATTTGAGATATATAAGGTTTCGGATAGCGAGATTAAGCACGTCCCGGTATTGGATTATTTTACGACGGAATGATGGAGATTATTCAAACAAATTCTTACCAGACGCCGATAACTAAGGAGCTGTTATCCCAATATCCAGACGAAGTCCAGGAGCAATTCTTGGACTTCATTGATACTGTACCGTTACTCAAATGGATGATTGGCGAAAGGCCGAGAGCAAAGGACCTTCCGAGAGATAATCAGGGGCGTATTATCGTTGACATCACGCATCCGCACATTCTGGAGGATATGGATTATTTCCGTCCCGCCGCAAAGTTCTATGAAGAAAACGGATGCTATTCTTTGCTGAAACCTAATGCAAATCCTAATAGCGAATACGGAAAATGGTTTACAGAAGAAGTTAGGCGTTGCCGTGACGGATATGTGCGCGAGTCTGACGGTGAATGGGTGACTGGCGACATGTATTTCTTTATGAATTATTCTCCAATCATGCTTAATCGCCGTTCGGCAACTTCTGGTATCTATCTTCGCGTGGAGGGATTTCCCGACTTCTGGGAGGGGATATATTATCGCTTTCATTACTGGGAGCAAGCCAGAAAGAACGGAAAACACTGTATGGAACTCGCTAGGCGCGGCTGTGCGAAAAGCTTCTCCTTTGCAAGCAAGATGTCGCATAACCTTTTGCTTGGTGAAAACAGCGAGAATACGCGGCGCGTAACAACAATTCTAACCGCCTACCTTAAGGAATATCTCGCATCAAAGGATGGAACGCTCACCAAGTTTACGCCGATGATAGACTTCTGTTCTGCCAATACGGAGTTCCCGCGCCTGATGGTTAAGCGCTCTACGATAGAGATGATATGGCAGATGGGATATAAGAATCCGAATGGTAATATCAAGGGTTCGCTCAACTCCGTCATGGCGGTGTCCGTCAAGGATGACGAAGGCAAGGTTCGTGGTAAGCGCGGATTCGTGCTGTTTGAGGAGATGGGAAGCTATAAAGGCTTTAAAGAGACGTGGGATAACGTGCGAGACTCCGTGAAGGAGGGTAACAATGTCTTCGCGCAACTTATCGCCGTCGGTACTGCTGGTGATAAGGAGTCAGATTTCTCCGGAGTCAAGACGATGCTGTACAATCCTGACGCGTATGAGATTTATGCGCTGGAGAATGTCTATGACCAAAAAGGGAAAGGGACGAACAAGTTCCCGTATTTCTTTCCGTCGTATATCTCTCGTGCAGGATGTATGGATAAGGACGGGAATTCCGATGTCGTCAAGGCAATGTTGGAAATCCTGATGGAGCGCTGGACCGTCAAGCAGGGCGGCGATGCAGCCTCCCTACTCTCCCGTATTGCGCAAATGCCGATTACGCCTGCCGAGGCGATTCTCAAGGTCAAATCCAACTTCTTCCCTGTCGTGATGCTCAACGAGCGAATCCGTCAGTTGGATATGAGCCCGCACATCTATGATGATATTTATGTCGGGACGATGATTGATGTCGGAGGAAGACCGGAATTTAGACCAACGGATGACGTTCCTATCAGGAAGTGGCCCGTGGATAATACGGAACAGGGCGCCGTTGAGATTTATGTTATGCCACAGACCAACGCTCCGCACAATAGGTATATTGTCGGCATCGACCCAACCGACAATGATCAGGCTGAATCCGCGTCATTGTTCTCTTGCTTTGTTTTCGATCTGTTCACGGATGAGATTGTCGCAGAATATACTGGACGGAAATCGTTTGCAGAGGACAATTATGAGATAGCCCGATTGCTTGCGCTCTATTACAACGCATCTATCATGTATGAATCTAACCGTAAGGGCTTGTATTCATATTTCGCGAGGAAACAATCTACATGGATGTTGGCTGATTGCCCTGAATATCTTCGCGCAAGACAGCTTGTCAAATACTCGATGTTCGGCTCATCCATCAAGGGAATCACTGTCAATGCGCCTGTGATTGCGTTTGCCAATGAGCTGATTCGGGATTGGCTGAACAAGACTCAACCGGTTGAGGTCAAGGACGAAAGAGGTGAAACACATATAGAGCAAATCCCTCAACTCTATAAGATTCGCAATCGCGCTCTCTTGCAGGAGCTCGTGTCGTATTCCAGGGAAGTGAACACGGACCGCGTATCTGCGCTCGCTCAGGTGATGTTGTATCGCGAACATTTCATCATTCTTTATGGTGGCGCTCCCGGACAGGATGCCGCACAAGGTGCTGCCGATGATACTGATGATCCGTTCTTCGATAAGGACTGGAATCGT